AGATGTAACTTGTTTGTTGAATCCTGGTAAAAAACCTAGTTTTTGTAACATATAAAAATCCTGTTTATTAGGTAGTATAGCAGATTGTAAGTGATTTCAATATGTTTAAAGCAGAGGGAATCAGTGGTGGATCATCCCCCTGCAAGCCTAATGTATAGACTATTTTTTTGATTTTGTCAATGCTGTGCCTTTAAACCAAGCAGGCACACCTAGTAAAGGTCTTTTATCTAAATAGTTTTCTTTAGCTGTTTTAAAATTAGCTTTGTTATAATGTAAAAATACTTGTCCACAATCTTTACCTTTAAATTCTTCTCTCCAATGTTCAAGATCACAACCAGAATATATTAACATGTCACCTGGATTAAGATTTATTTTAATACCGGCTTGACCTTTTTTACCTGTTGGATCTAAATATATTGGCCATGGGTCACCACCTAAGTTTAATGTTGTAGATATTTCACAAGAGTATCTATCACTGTGTCTAGCTAATACATCACCTTCTTTGTATATTCTTGCATAGGAATATGTAGGACTTAACTTAATACCGGTGTGCTTTTCCATAACTGGTTTTACTTCCATTAATAAAGTTTCCATAGCAATATCAGAATAATGTGAATAAGTATTAGGAACTTGTTCATCATTCCACACACCAAAGTATTCTGTAAACGGTGAAATGTATTTGTTATCAAATAAAAACCTTGCAACATTTCTTTTGTTTAAAAAATATTTATAAACAAACTCTGCAATCTCCGGTGAGATAGCATTTTTTAATACTGTATATTTATTTTTCTTGAACGACATTTAATACTCCTTTCGGTATTGCTTGGCAGTTCCAATGTATAAATCTAAATGGATTATAACCCATATCTACAATGTACTGATGTGGTAGGTACGATGGAAAAAATATCATTCTACCTGGTTTAACTTTATAACTAAT